CTTTCAGCCATGTCAGTCGGGTCATATTCGGCGAAGTCTTCGCTAACATAGACCAGATGGTCTATGACGGAGCCCTCGTACCGAAGCATGGTCCCGGAGCCACCGCTGATAAACTCCGAGGTAATCGGAAGTTCAATCAGCAAGTCTGGCCCACTCGTCTCGAGGAATACTTTCCAGCTGGGGAGTACATTATTCCCAACTGGAGGTATCACTCGTACCTCGACGAGGTCGACTTCCTCGAACCCGGGGACGAGATACCCGTCAGGGTTATCACCGTCCCCAAGACGCTCAAAACGCCACGAATCATCGCCGTCGAGCCTACTGCCATGCAATATGCACAGCAGGCGCTCCTCGGCCCGATCGTAGAAGGCATCGAGTCTGACCGACTCGTGTCCGCCTTCATCGGATTCACCGACCAGGAACCCAACAGGGTACTTGCTCATGAGGGATCCCTTTCCGGGGAACTCGCCACACTAGATCTTAGTGAGGCATCCGATCGCGTTTCGAATCAGCATGTACTTCTTCTTCTCGAGAACCATCCCCACCTTAGGGATGCCGTTCAAGCGTGCAGAAGTAGGAAGGCTGATGTCGATGGCAAGGTTATTCGCCTTGCCAAGTTCGCGTCCATGGGTTCAGCCCTCTGCTTCCCCTTCGAAGCCATCGTCTTTCTGACGGTTATCTTCGTTGCGATCAGCAGAGAGCTCAACAGGCCGATGACCAAGAAACTCCTTAGGGAGTTTCGAGGCCAGGTGCGAGTCTACGGGGACGATATCATTGTCCCTGCAGACATGATGGAATGCGTTTCACACATGCTTTCAACTTTTGGGTTGAAGGTCAATGTGGACAAGTCTTTCGGAACTGGAAAATTCCGAGAGTCTTGTGGTGGGGACTACTACGATGGGCTCAGGATCACTCCTGTGCGCATTCGTAGAGTTTTCCCCACGAAACGCAAGCACGTTGCCGAGATTGTGTCCACAGTAGCTCTCCGCAACCATCTTTTCCAAGATGGTTGGCAGGAGTCTGTGGAATGGTTGGATTCTCTGATTGGTAGTGTTATCAAACACTATCCAGAGGTCCATCCGAGCAGTCCGGTACTAGGTCGCCACACATGGGATCTGCCTCGTGCAGGCAAAATGTGTTCGAAACTACAAACCCCCCTCGTCAAGGGGTACGTAGTCTCTAGTGTCCTCCCAGTTTCCAAGCTGGAAGGCACTGGCGCCTTAGTCAAGTTCTTCATCAAGGC